AGACATAGTTCGTACAAAATAAACCTAGCCCCCGTTCCATGACTAGATAACATGCGACCCGAAGGTTGAACGTACGAATTAATTAAAAGAAACAGTTACTTCCTTTAATAAGCCATTTACTTATTTAAAGGAAGATCTTCACGATCCGCGTCAACAGTGTAGCGATTCTTCTTAAGTCATTGGTATGGATTCTTGAGGTTGTCCAGAATAGCAGTGAAGAAAGCAATTCGGTCTTTATCGTATGCTACATCAACATCATGTTGTTTACAATAATCCATGATAGATTTTTCTGTGTCAGTTGGCATACGAATTCGTCTAAATATGCCGTATGTTATATTCTCTTTGAACTCTACTTTCATCATTTCAAAGAGTTGAAAAAGTTCTTGTTGCGTGAGTTCTAGTTCACGTTCAGTTGATTTGTGTGCAGTAAATTTGATGTTCATGAATGATTTAAGTGCCTCTTGCCGTGTTTATTCAGTTTTTATTTTTCTTAACCGATAGCAGGAGCAGTCAGAGCCACAGGAGTGGAGTTAGCTGCTGCAAGATCAAGTGGGAAGTTGTGAGCATTCCGTTCGTGCATCACTTCAAAACCAAGGTTAGCACGGTTAAGAATGTCAGCCCAAGTATTAATGGTATGACCTTGACGATCAACAATAGATTGATTAAAGTTAAATCCATTCAAGTTAAACGCCATAGTACTGACGCCAAGAGAAGTGAACCAAATCCCCAAGACGGGCCAAGCGGCAAGGAAGAAATGAAGAGAGCGACTATTATTAAACGACGCATATTGGAAGATAAGTCTGCCAAAGTAACCATGCGCTGCAACAATATTATAAGTCTCCTCCTCTTGACCGAACTTGTAGCCATAGTTCTGGGACTCATTTTCAGTTGTCTCACGGACTAGTGAAGAAGTCACCAGTGAGCCATGCATCGCGCTGAACAGGGCACCACCAAAGACACCAGCCACTCCCAACATATGGAATGGATGCATCAAGATGTTGTGCTCCGCTTGAAATACGAGCATAAAGTTGAAGGTCCCACTGATTCCAAGTGGCATACCATCCGAGAATGAACCCTGCCCAAATGGATAAACCAAGAACACTGCAGTTGCAGCTGCTACGGGTGCGGAATAAGCTACGAAGATCCAAGGCCTCATCCCAAGTCTGTACGATAGTTCCCATTCGCGTCCCAAGTAAGCAAAGATGCCAATGAGGAAGTGGAAGATAACGAGCTGGTATGGACCGCCGTTATAAAGCCATTCCTCCACTGTGTTGGCTGCCCACACAGGGTACAAATGTAACCCGATTGCGTTGGAGCTAGGTACGACTGCTCCAGAGATAATGTTGTTTCCATAGAGTAGAGAGCCAGCTACCGGTTCACGGATACCATCAATATCCACTGGAGGTGCGGCAATGAAAGCAAGAATAAAACAGGTGGTTGCTGCCAAAAGACAAGGGATCATAAGTGTCCCAAACCACCCAATATAAAGACGATTGTTTGTCGAAGTAACCCAGTCACAAAACTGATCCCAGGTTGACTCTTGACGATTAAGTACAGAAGATGACATTATTTAATGATTGTAATGGTAACAGGAGCAACACCAGCTCCGATCATACCAATGCGCTCAGCGGTCCCTTTACTAATATCAATGTCACGACCGGTAATAAAAGGACCACGATCGTTAATTCTTACTACTTCACATTCTTTGTAGCAGACCTTAACTTTTGTACCAAATGGTAGCGTTTTATGTGCTGCTGTTGCAGCGTATTGATTGAACGTTTCCCCATTGGCAGTTGTACGTCCATGATAATATGGACCATACCAAGAAGCAATCCAAAGAGTTGAAGCAATAAGAGAATTAATCATGTTTTTAAAACAAAGAACAATTAGGCGTGCTTATCCATAATTTGAATAAGCTTATCAGCGTAGATAGGGTCAGTAGCATAGCCCTCTGCTTTAAGCAAACGAGCACACTCCTGACGTGATCCAGCACGATTAACGCCACGGTAACTACGATAGTCTTTATACCATTTAGTTACCAGATAATTGACACAATCAAATGGTGTGTCAAAATCTTTAAAGGAAGCTCGGATGGTCACAGGACCATTACCATAATCTTCCCAAGTTGTGTGTACAGTACCTTTACCTTTGATACCAAAGAAATTATTTTTACCAGAGATAAATTTACCGTAACCAGATTCAAGTGCCCATTGTGCAGCAACACACTCAGGGAATTTAGCACCTGCTTTCTTAGCAGCATTGTAAATACCTTGCCAACTATTATCAACTAAGTCTTCGTCAACATAAGGGTTACGTCGATAAAGTTCAGCAAACTTATTTAGCTGCTCTTCAGTTAGTTGTTTTTCAAGCCATGCCCATGACTCACGTTGATGTGTAAGGTTTTTGAAATAGGTGGCTGCATCAACAAGTTTAATAGTCATTACTTTTTAGCAGTTTTAGCAGCTCGTTTGAAGTTAGCTGCGGTAGGAGCACCTTTGCTTCCAGGTTTCCGCATCTTTTCTCCTGAGCCTTTTTTGATACGCATTCGTTTTGCGTGGATGTTAGCGTAGAGACCTTTAGACATTACTTTTTCTTACCGCCACCTTTTTTCTTACCGCAAGCCATTACCATACTCCAGGGATAATTTGACCAGTTAGTGCATACGCTCCAAGCGCAGCAATCACACCTAGCATAGCCAGGCGACCGTTAAGCATCTCAGCTTTTTCGTTATGAGTCACAGTGTAATTGTCGTCAGTGTACATGGTGGGTTCTTTAGCAAAGAGGTTTTGTTGTCCGCGATCGTTAGTAGTAACGGTCATTAGAATTGTACGTCAGAGTTTTCAAGTTTTTGCATAACCTCTTGGCGGTATGCAGGATCACGATCGTAACGTGGATCAGCCATAGCAGCAACAAGTTCTTGTTGGCTACGATAGCCTTGTGCTTGATTAGCTGTACCTTTACCAGTTAGAAGTTGACCGTCGGATCCAGTAGCATCACTGTATTTAGAAGCCAAAGCTTGTACCGCAAAGTAAATAGAAGAAGCATTACCAGATCCCATGACATTATCATACATCTGGATCTCTTCTTGAGAAAGGTTTTGACCAGCCCAGTTAATCATAGACTTATAAGCTTTCTCACCACCAACCATTTCAAACAGTTGGTTAGCTTGCTCTTCAGTTAGCTGATCACCATCAGGTTCTTCAGTTACTTCTTCTTCTGGTTCTTGCTCTGCTGGCTCGCCTTCGTCTTCGGTGGTTTGTACTTCATCACGAGGTTCTCCTAACTTTTGTTGTAGTTCAAGGTAAGCTTTTTCAAGTGATTGCTGGTCTTTAAATTTACCAGCGAGTAGCGGTTGCTCTCCACCCTCAAGAGACTCAGCAACTGCCAGGGAGTCTTGCTCATCAGCATTAAATTCTGGCTGATCAGCAGGTGTTTCATTCATTGTAAGTGTTTCGCTCATGCTATTGGTGGTTCAGGAATTTGAGAGGATTCTTGCTGCATCATTTGCATTGCAGCTTGTTCACGTTTTTGATCAACAGCTGCCATTTGTGGAGCTTGTTGTTGCATCATCATTTCTTGTTGTTGTGCCATTGCTTGCTGTTGTTCAGCTTGCTGTTCATCCATACTCTTCACAAGGTTGAGTACATCAATACCAGAAGATGCTGCCAGACGTTTGATTACTTCATCAGTATTAACAAACTGACCAATAGCTTCTGGTCCAACAGTCTGAGCAATTACAGTAAGAAACTGTGCTAGGCTTTCACGATCTTGCCCACGACCCAGTGCATTGATACCAGCAACAATAGTTGGTTTTACAATATCACCTTTAGGTAGTCGGGGGATTTCACCTGTCTTTTGTGCAACACTTAGTTTACGATTTAGATAAGGAACAAGGAACTCAACAGTCAACAAAGAGAACAATCCTCCAAGTTGTTGTTCTAGTTCCATCTGTGTCATCCTGACTTCCTCTGCAGTGGTGCGTTCAGAATCACGA